CATCCCGAACCTTGCATCAGGATTTTGCGAAGAAAGCGTTCGCCCCGACCCCGCCTTAACCTCATCGTCGGGACGGACGCCCGTCATTGTCAAAAAGGGCGAGGCTGTAAGGTGGATTGACTCTGCGAGGTCAGCGGAAACCGCCCAATGATGCAGATTTAGCCGCGCAATATCAAGAAGAAGGGGGCGAGCACGGAAAAATGCCTCTTTTTCACCCCCAAGAACGGGTACAAACGGGATAAATGGAATAGAGAGATACCTTTCCTCCCCCTCTTGAACGTACCTATCGGTATTTCCGGGCACATTTTGCTTCACATACGTCCTGCAGCGAACTCTGCGCCCAGGGGGCACGAAGCGAAGTGTGTCATTCACCTCAGAAAAACTGTCTTCGCCAATTTCTACGATGTCATAAACGAAAACAGCGGGCAAAACTTCTTCAAAAAACTCATTTGTAGCACTTTTTCGGCGAATTTCCCCCTTAATACGCAAATATGTGGGGAAAGAGCCAAAGAGTGACCGCCCCAAGATCTCTGCACTGAAAATATCGTGTCTACATTCAAGCACTTGGTCGCACTTGATCAAGACAAGGTAGGGGCGAGGGTTGAGAATTTTCTCCTCTTCTGCACTCAGGTCAGTAGGGAGCTTCGGATATTCAACCCAAATACCTGCAACGCCCGCGTCAATGGCTGCCGTAAAAAGCTCTTTGGTGTACGAGGTTAAAGAATGCCCCTCAAGATCGCAATCTTCAAAAAAATTGCCCCACGACTCATCAATATTTTCGGGAATTACGACGCCCTTGCGAAGAGCCGTACCAATTGTAAGGTTGCGAAGATGCGAATAAAAAGGCTCGAAGCTGCTTTGCGCCCTGGTTTTGCGAACATCGTAGGATTCCACCTCCTCAAGATGATCCTTGGGGATATATTCGCTAGTCGCTTCGTACAGGAAGAACTCGGGCAGGGTGCAAAACTTGATCGGAGACAGCCTTTCCAGCTGCTGAGCCTGCTCGATCGAGTATTCAGCAACGCCCGTAACCCCCTCAACATTCGCTTCCAGCTCTGGGTGCCGCCGGTCAAACGGATTCAGCCCCAGGGCGTCATCAGCATTTGGGATCAGAGAGTTACCGACGATGACCACTGTTTCTTCGCAGCACTATTCACACTCTAACAGCAGAAAAAGCTTCGCAGTTGGGGGCGGGGAAGAATAAAAATGTCGGGGGCGCAAAGGAAAATCAAGGGGGCAAGAAAATGCAAACTATCTCCAACGCTGCCCTCGCCCAAGCCCAATCGATGGCCTTGGCATTGTTTGCCAAACGAGATACCTCAAGGCATCACCAAAGTGAGAATAGTCTAATTTTCCACCTTTTGATGGCTTCAGAGAGCTATCATAGCCCCAGTTTTCTAGCATTTCTACAGATTCGTGGCACGAGGAACAGTTGATAAAAATTTGCCCCTTATTAAAGCAATTATTTGCGTGCCCCACAGTTTCTGCAATTGGTGGATTTCGACGCTCGGCTATAACTTTCGCCCCCGTCTCTCTCAAGATGTCGTGATCACTCATGGTGGACGACGTGCTAGCATGTGACCCCGAGCTATCAGGGTAAATCATCACCATGTTTCTTGCGACATGAGCAGCGTATTTCCGCTTGATATGCTCCGCGAGCGAAAAAGTGTCCCTAGAAATGTTCTCGTCAAATATGTGCAAGGCCTGGCCCCCAGAAGGCAGGGGGCGCATAACAGCATAAACACTCGACACCTTGCCCACGTTGAAGTCGCACCCAATGAGGATTGGCTCGCCAGCTTCGGGGCAGAAGATATTTGTAAAGTGCTTGTCTCTCTCAAACTCGCTAAATACAGTCGTCGTCTCAAGATTAACAAACTCGCCCTTCACGTAAGCATCAACCAGATTTGAAGGGTATTTCTCCAGCAAGTCCTTGACGTAGTTTTCGTCGAGGTAGGGATTGTCTCTGGTATCAGCCCTGTAAAGCTGCTTGTCATCGCTTTTATTTTTCTCAAAGAACCCCCAAATAAACTTCCGCCCCTCCGGCGTAGATACAAAACAAATCTGCGGACAATTACCTACACGAACCCGCCCCTGCAGTTTGACCAGGGCCGCCTCGGCAACCTCCTGCTTGACCGTATCCGCCTCGTCAATGACCAGGGAGGCGGCGTTGATGCCCACCAGGCGCTCCACGTTCATGAGGGGGCGGAGAAGGATTGTGGTGTCCCCCTCGGGTAGATGCAGGGTGTAACTGGGCTGAGGAGAGACTCGGTGCGTGAAAGGAATATCGTATTTATGAAGAAATGAGTTCCACGTAGGAATCGCGATGTCGTTCAACATCACGTAGGTGGGCTCAAGATAAATGTGAGTATGTCCCTGACTCCTAAAAGCTAAAAGTATTGCCTTGGCGACACTGCTATAAGACTTTCCTGAACCCAATCCACCCACGTAAAGGATATACCTTGTATCAAAATTGCAAACAAAATCTTTTTGGTGCGGCAGTAGATCTGCAACAATTCGATCTTCGATCTCGTCTACATTCAGCGCATTGTTGTTCTTTCTTTTTAATGCCTTGAGCATTGACGTATCATGAAAAAGCCCGAGCGACTGCAAAGCTGCTCTGTCTGCGTATCTTGCGCTGCGGGCTTTTGCTGGCATGTTGTCGCTGGCCTGTTGACTAAGGGGCTAGTTTTGCTTTGTGCAGGCGCCTCTCTTCGTACCACTGTGCAATCTCAGGCGCCCAATCAACAAAGTGAGGCCACATCAGATCGCAGAGCCAGCGTATCTCCTGCTGGGCGTCAAGCTTAGCCCTGAGATCGAGAAAGTGCATCAGCGCCCTCATGCTAAAGCTCACCACAAAATGCTGGCGAATTGCATAAGGTATAAGCTCTCGGGCCTGTTCTTCAGCTTTGCCCTGTCTGATTTGATGGGCGTAGTGACAGGCAACGTCATAGCACCTAGCTAAATCAATTTTTCTGTCCTCCTCCGTGTACTCATAATCCGCCCCATCACGGTCTCTATACCTCTGAGGGGGGCGAAGGTAAAATACTTCTTCAACGGCTCGCTTGCCACTTGCAGTATCAAGAATCCTCTGCCCCGTATAACGCCCACTCTGAACATCGAAGCTAGTTCCGATGCGGTGAGTTCTCGCCTGCTGCATTACAGAGTGAGGAAACCACCCCACATTCAAAGTAATTTGCGGATGCTCCGTACAGCCATAATGCCCCCTGTCCCCACTCAGCAACCTTTTAACTGCAATCGCCCCGGCCTTGCGCTCCTCGGGCAGTTCTTGATCAGCAATAAAATCTTCACAGTAATCCTGGTGCATCGCAGCGTAAACACACCTCTGCGGCTCTTCAGTTCTGCGAATTAGCGCAACTCTGAACAGCGGATCAATCTTTTCGGTTTTCATGAAGCCGAGCAAATGCAGCGGGGGCGAGAAGCAGTATAGCTCAGCTCAAGAAGAAATCCAGTGGGGGCGAGAGGAAATTGACGAGAAGGGGAAAACAGCCGGGCCAAAAACTTTACAGATTCGATATAAATACAAGTGTCTGTGTGAAATAGACACTAAAAAAATTTTGAGACACTGGTTTGAAAAAGTTGCGAAAATCGATTTTTTTCAGAGTAGGGGGTGTAAAGTAATTGTGCTGTTGAGATAGATGAGAGTTGATGTGAGTGTTGGGAATAGGTAAAAAAATTTAGCTGGTTGGAATGGGTGAAAAAAATTTAGGGGTGGGGGTATGGCGTCTGCCCCTCCCCAGCAGGGTTACCCCATCTAGTTAACTAGCAGGGGCAACCCTTACCGGGTCGGTTTGATTAAAGAATGAAGGATAAGGCCCGGCAGAATTAACTACCGGGCCGTGGTTCCAGGCGCTGGGGACTAGACAGCCTGAGCGGCTTTAATGTCTGCCGCTGCGCGATCCGCTAAGGCTCGCGTAAGGTCGTTCTCGGTCAGCTTGTGCTCTGGGTCGATTTCCAGTGCGCCGTTATCTGCCCACCTGAGCCGATAACCGGGGATCGCTTTCTGGCAGGCGGTGAGCGCTGCTCCCTGATCCTTGAATAGGGCGCCATGGGCTTTCATGAGTAGCAGGGCATCGCCTACTGAGAGGCAGCCCTTGCGGATCAGCACGGCGGCGGCGCTGATGCTCCATAGGTTGGCGGCTATGGTTGCAGCCCATTTGTGCTGCTCGACTCGATCCGTGGGCTCGGGCTTGTGGATCGCAGGGGAGGGGGCGACAAGGGAGGGCACGGGTTCGCCTTGGGCGCGGTAGGCGGGCATTTCCCAGAATCGGGGGTCCGGGTGCAGCTTGTCTGCGTTTGATGCCCGATAGCTGCGCCAACTGCGATCACTCCAACGGCTGGCGTAGTTCTGCTGTTGCTGGAGTGCGGCAAGGGCTGGCGGTGAGAGGCTGACACCAAAGCCGGCGGGCTCTGCTCCCTTTGCCGTCTTGGGGGCCTTGGGGCCCTTGGGGGCTGGCGGTGGTGCCAGTTGGCGGAGAATCTCCAGCAACGACGGCGGCGCGGTTGCCGTGGTGGGGTCGGCTGCGGGCTCGGTGCTGGGCTCGATGGGGGGGCTGATGGTGATGCAGTCACCACCAAGGGGACCGGTACGGGGGCCTTGGGGCTGGGGCTGGGGCTGGGGCTGGCTGTTGCGCTTAGTGGTTGTCACCGATCTAGAGAGGGCCACCACGGCGGCGGCCATACCTCCATTGTTGCACCATCGGTCCCACACGTCAAGCAATAGGGGCAAAGGGGCAGAGTTTAAGGTTTCTTAGTCGCTTTTATCTGCAGTGCGAACGTGCTAGCGGTCATGACTGACAAGCCAGAATCGCGAGAATTAAGTTTCTAATCCGAACTGCTGCGGCAGGCTTTATAGATTTTACCCTGACCTTTGTCTGTAACCTCTCGCCTGTAACTCTCGCAGCTTGCGCACCTTTGCAGCTGACCTTTGTCTGTAACCTCTCGCCTCTCGGCTCTCGGCTCTCGGCTCTCGGCTCTCGG